ACAGAGCATCAGCACTTGCAGGAAGAGCAAGAACGAGCGCGACACCGGCATTATGACACATACCAAAGGGACAAGCGTTCTGCTGCGTTCTATAAGTCGGTGGCATGGCGTATGCTTCGAGATCATCGGATGATGATAGATCATGGGTTATGTCAAGAGTGCTTAAATGAGCAGAAGATCACACCAGCTACAGAGGTTGACCATATCGTGCCTATTCGGGTGCGGTGGGATTTGAGGTTGCGGATAGATAACCTTCAATCTCTTTGCCATATGCACCATATGAGGAAGACGGCGGAGGATAAACGAAAGTATGGAGGTTGAGTTATGGATAAGCGAAAATTCGTCATCGAACTAGATGAAACTCCGGCCCTTGTGTTCATCCAAGAATACGGAAAACTCCATCCTATACTCTATCAGAATGGTACGGAGGTAAAGGGTATTCGATCTATCGAGATTAAAGCTGGTGTTGATGAGCCTACGACGCACAAAATCGAGTATTGGACCGGAAAGACCGGAGACATTGAAATGCAGAGCGGATCAATTTGGTGGAGTCAGGACAGTGAGCAAAAGGGTGACTCTATTCGGATTATTGAGTCGAAAGGAAAATGGTACATTCCATTGTTGTAATAAAATGGGTGTTAACGAAGTGAATAGTAGACCCATAAGGAGCGAAGGAGATGGTTAGTTGAAAAAACAAAGAGTTATACAAGTTAATAGACAAACTGCACGAACATAAAGAAAAGCTTGAGAAATATGCGATTAAATGCAACAAGTCTAACAGACTTGATCAAATTGAAAGGCATGCTTCAACACACTAATCCGAATACCAAAGGGTGAAAGCGAGGTTTAAGCTGTGGCTGGACTGCAATTAAACAAAATCAAGGTAGGCATCAAGTTTGAACCGTGGGTAAGTGTTGCATTAGATGGGATGTTCGAATCTCTTACAAGAGCAGTAGAGAATGGGATGCCGAGCGACACAGCAGAAGAAGTGGCTAGAGAAGTGGCGAAGCTTATCTATGGGCGCGGGATGAGGGTTGAAGTTCCTCGGAAGTTCGATCCCGTCGTTTTGAGCGATCGCGGAGATTGGATGGAGATGATTTAAGTTTAAAGGCTTCGATGGGGTGTAGGGGCGGGTCAAAAAGTTCAGATGCCCGTCCTGAAGGCCGCGCCCCCACCCGCACGCAAATTTTTTTCGCAAAATCAAACTTTTTCAGGAGGTGACGCGTCATGGCGGGAAGACCGAGCAAGCCGGTACAACTCATCAAGCTCGAAGGAAACAAGGATCGGCGCACGAAAGCGGAACTTGAATTCCGGGAGAAAGCAGAAAAGGCTCTTTACACGGGAACGACATTTAAAGAGTCTCCCGCCGTGAAGGCCGATCCGATAGCACATAAGGAATTCCTGCGTCTCAAGAAGCTGTATAAGAATATCCAGTACGTTGATGGTTTGGACGAACAAATGATCAACCGTTACTGTCTGCTTATCAGTCAGGAGCAACGACTGGTGGAACGAAACGATCCGGAAGAATTCCAAATGCTTCACAAAACGCGCGAAATGATCTTGAAGCTTGAGGATCGCATGTTCCTCAACCCGACCGCTCGTATCAAGGCAATCCCCAAGAAACCTCCGGAGGAAAAGAAAGAATCGCCGATGGCTCAATTCTTGAACAGGCGTGGTGCTCATGCGACATGACAAGCAGCGCGCCCTCGAGCCCATCGAGTTTGTCCAGATGCTCCATGCGGTTGATGACTTTTATGGCCAACCATTTCAACTGCTCGATTGGCAGTATCAAGTCCTATGGGATGTCTATGGCACCGTAAAAGATGATGGATATCGTCAATATCGTTACGCCTATCTAGAAATCCCTAAGAAAAACGGAAAAACGTCCCTGATAGCTGCTCTCGCACTCTACCATCTTGTATGCGACCCGCCCGGCGGGCAGATTTACTGCTGCGCGGCCGACCGTGGGCAGGCGGAGCTCGTGTACAAGGCGGCGCTCGGGATGATCGAACAGGAACCGGAATTTGACGGTATTCTGAAAGTGCTGGATAGCCGGAAAGAGATCAAAAACCTTCAAACCGGAACAACGATGAAAGTCCTGTCCGCTGAGGCGTACACGAAACACGGCATCAACCCAACGGTTGTCATCTTCGACGAGTTGCACGCGCAGCCAAATCGCGACCTGTGGGACGTGATGACCTTTGGCGCCGGAGCAGCGCGGAAAGAACCGCTGTGGTGGGTTATTACGACGGCCGGTGATGATCCGGACCGGAAGTCGATCGGCTGGGAAATCCACGAGTACGCTCGAAAGGTACGGGACGGCGAACTGAACGACCCACATTGGTATGTCAAAATCTACGGGTTGCCAGAAGACGCGGAAGAACAGGGAATCGATATATTCGACGAAAAGGTTTGGTATCAATGCAACCCGTCTCTGGGGCATACAATCAGCATTGAATCCGTTCGGCAAGAGGCGCTAACCGCTCGCAACAGCGAGGCGGCAAAGCGTCTTTTTTGCTGGCTGCGGCTGAACATGTGGGTCAGCCTAAAGCGCACAGGTTGGCAGCCGCTCAGTCTATGGGACAAAACCGAAGGTGATTGGGGGCGCGCAGAACTCGTCGGGAAGAAGTGTTATCCCGGTATCGACTTGTCCAGCACGACAGACCTCACGGGTGTCGTGTATCTATTCCCGCCACAGGAAGGCATCCCGGATTGGCGGTTTATCATGGAGGCGTGGATTCCTGAGGACAGCATGAAGGAGCGCGTCCGCAGGGATGGAGTACCCTATGATCGCTGGGTGAATCAGAAATTCCTGCATGCCACCCCTGGCGAAGTCATCGACTATGATTTCGTCGAGGCCCAGTTGCTAGCGGCCAACTCGACCTATGAGATCCCGGCTGCCGGTGCGGACCCGTGGAACAGCCGGATGCTGACTCAGCGTCTGATGCGTGCTGGCATGGAAGTGGTCGAAATCCCGCAGAACATGAAACATCTGTCGCCAGCCATGAAGATGATCGAACATCTCATGAAAACCGGGAGGATGACACACGAAAAGCACCCGGTTGGCCGTTGGTGCTGGGGAAATGTTGTCGTGGCGGTGGATGGAAACGAAAACATCAAGCCCATGAAAAACAAGTCCAAGGAGCGTATTGACCTTACGGTTGCCCTTATAAACGCTATGGCCACAGCAATGCTGTTTGAGGAAATCAGCTTGGATGTATCTGAGTTTGCAGATGAACAATTCTTAGACAAGCTGTGGGGCTGACGAAAGGTGGTGAGAAATTGGGGATCAAAGACTATGCTCGGCGCTGGCTTGGGATCGACGAGAAGCGCGAAACACTGGAACTTAACGTTGATGACCGGCGTCTTGCTGAAGTGCTAGGGATTGACCTGGACAATATCAACGTCAAAGGCAAGGGCGCACTCAAGGTCGATACCGTGTACGCCTGTATTCGGATCCGCTCCGAGTCGGTGGCAAAATTGCCGCTGAAAGTGTACCAAGAGGACGACTTTGGCGTGCGGAAGCAGAGCAGCCACAACGTCGCGCAACTGTTGCGGCTCCGACCTAATCCGTTTATGTCGGCGTATGACTTTTGGAAAGTGACGGAGACGCAAAACTGCTTGTATGGCAATGCGTTCGTCAACATCGAATTTGACACCCGCACTGGCAAGCCGATAGCTCTTTGGCCGATTGACGCTCAAAAGGTGACAATTTACGTTGATGACGACACCGGCATATCGGGCATCATGCAACCACGCTCACGGCTATGGTACGTGGTTGATCTCGGTTATGAGCAGCGTAAGATTGCTGCGGATGAGATGTTACATTTTCGCGGCGGGCTGACGCTAAATGGGATCGTTGGACTTTCGCCGATCGACCAGCTTCGGGCGTCGATCGAGAATCAGGCGCAGGCCAACGAGTTTGTGAACAAGTTTTTTAAGCAAGGGCTGCAAGTCAAAGGGTTGGTGCAGTATGTCGGCGATCTCAATGAGGAAGCCAAACGGACTTTTCGGGAAAAGTTCGAGGCGATGTCTTCCGGATTGAACAATGCACACCGGATTGCACTTATGCCGATTGGGTACAAGTTTGAGCCAATCGCGATTACGTTAGAAGACGCTCAATTTATCGAAAACGCGCAGCTCACCATCCGGCAGATTGCGGCAGCATTCGGGATCAAGATGCACCAACTCAACGATCTAAGCCGGGCAACGTACAACAACACGACAGAACAACAAAAGGAATTCTACACCGACACACTCCAGCCAATCCTTACTGGATATGAGCAGGAGTTGACATACAAGTTGTTCCTCGATGACGAAATCACGGACGGCTTTTTTATTCGGTTTAACGCGGATGCGATTCTTCGGGCTGATATCAAGTCTCGATACGAGGCGTACAAGACGGCGATTCAATCAGGCTTTATGACACCTAACGAGGCGCGAGAATTGGAAGAAAGGCCGCCAAAGCCTGGCGGAGATGATCTCATCGTCAACGGCAACATGGTCAAGTTGACAGAAGTAGGCGCAGCATACCGGAAGGGAGGTGGTGGAGCTGAAGGACAAGGAGAAGAAGGTGCCGGAGAAGGAAATTCGAGCGCTGCCGACAACGATTGAGGTTCGAGCCGTCGAAGGCGAGGAAGGTAAACGCACCATCACCGGGAGCATTAAGTATGAGACGGACAGCGAGGACTTTGTAGACTGGTACGGCGATACATGGGTTGAGCAGATAGCTTCAGGCGCATTTTCCGAGTCGCTTAAAACTCGCAACGTTGTCGGCTTATGGAGTCATGATACATCGCAAGTACTTGGAAATACCAAGTCCGGCACACTGCGAATCTTTGACGGAGAAAAGGAACTCCGCTTTGAGCTGGATATCCCAAACACAACAATTGGCAACGACGCTTGGGAACTGATCCAGCGCGGAGATGTTGACGGTGTGTCGTTCGGGATGCGGGTGACCAAAGACAAGTGGTCTACTGAAAAACGCAACGATAAGAAAGTGTATAAACGCACGATCTTAAATGC